CTGCTAAGTTACCAAGTCCGTCATCTGCTTCAGATAAAATTTCAGCTTTTGAGGACATTTGCCAAGGAGTTACAACTTCTTTCAAAGTTAGTGTAATCTCTTTTAGCTCTGGGTGGTCTGTTTCTGGGAAAGCTCCGCCTTCTGCTACTCCAGCAGTTGTGGCGTGACGTGCTGTCAATGCTCTGAAACCAGACTGTGTCCATGCTTCTTTCTTCAAAAGTTTAAAAACTTCTGACTTAGTATTTAGCTGATTGAATACTTTTGCCCCGAAGACGGTGTTTAATCCTTCTGCTAGGCCACTGGTATCAATGTTATCATCAGCTTTACTAATGCCGTACCTCTTGGATATTCCAAGTGTTCCGCCATAATAGGCGTTTACATATTCTTCGAAACTCATTCCTGCCATATTTAGTTTTCTCCTACTATTTCTTCAAGCTCATCCCAAGACTTGGACATTTTGTTCCAGTCTATGGAAGTTGCTTTTGGAGCGTCAGTTGCTGGTGCAGGTGTAACCTTTGAACCAGCATATACGGAAATTCCGTATTTCTTAAGTGATTTCATAACGACATCTAAAGAAGGTTCTACTTCGGTTTCAGACTTTTCTGCTTCTTCTTCCTTTTCTTCCTCTTCTTCTTTTTCTTCGTGTTCAGGTTTAGACAATTCTTCTATCTTAGCGTGTAGGGCTTTAATTTCTTCAGCCATTGCTTTCATATCATAGTGTTCGTCTTTTTCCTCTTCTTCGTGTTCAGCCTTCTCTGCTTCCTCTTCTACTATATCAGGTAGCTCTTCAGGTGACACTACTTCAACTGTAACTTCTTCAGATTTGACTTCTTCTACAGTCTCTTCTGCTTTTTCGGTGCTGCATCCGCAGTCATCGTCTTTCTTAGCCATAACCTCTATTTTATTAGTTTCATTTATAAAGTTATTTGCTTTGTCGGCTTTTACTATTCTTTCGTCATCATGATCCGTAATTAACACAAATTCATATCCTTCTACTGCGCCATCATGAGGTTCGTAATCTCCTTCCATTAATGCAGGGCCATCTCTAGTAATCATCCAGTGATAACCTTTAGGTGGTTTTGCAATAACTGTTTTGCCGTTATCTTTCTTAGTAGATTTAGGATGGTCTTTTGGTAGCAGATCATAATCTGTTGTGTATTTTGGATTTGCTGGTCTACCTGATTTCAATAACTTTAGAAAGGCTTTGACCCTAGCTACAGCCCACTGGTCTCGGCTTGATACGCTAGGTCTGTGACTTGTTGAAAACGCTCCTGCACCCCTACGGAATACTGCCTTTAATGCACCGAGATTAGCTTTCTTAGCTGGGTCATCGCCAACATCCTCATTGTGTTTATCTCTTAAATTTTCTAATGTCTTGATATTAGCTTCACTTAATTTAATCCCACCACGCTCTCCACTAGCTGTTCCTGCTGGATTGCGGCTACTGCCTCTTCTTCTTTCACTAGGCTTTGCTGGCTCACCAGCATGGCGGCTTTTGGCCAATGCAACGTCAGTAACGGTCGCTTCTATGTTAGCTGGGTTATCACCTACCCAAGACACAGACCAAAGCCCCAAATCGTTTATTTTGTTAAAGCAAGTATTGGCTCCATCTGGACAGACTAAATCCTGAGATAATGTTTCTCCCCTAATGCTACTGCCACCTTTTGTTCCAAAGTCTTTGATTTCATCCCAGACTTTGTCATGCATTTCTAATTGATTATGAATGCCGTACTTGACTTTGATTTTACCGTCATCTATTTTGTAAGCTAATGGTAAACCAATAGGAATCTCTTCATGTTGATAAGAATAGATTCCATACTTCATGTAGAAATCCATAGACTCTTCTAATACTTCTGTAGGAATCAAATCATTCTGTTTATCTATGATTGGTGCATTAATGTATGTTTCCATAACACGGTCATTGTACCATTCCTTTCGATAAACTTTCCAGTCACTGGATTTGGCTGCCATAACTAGATTTAGTATCGCTACTATTTATTTGTAACTGTTATGTCGGCTTTGGCAGTTTAAAGCACTATCAGGTACTGCCAGACCTATTACGGATGGGATTAGTAATCACCATAGAGTTCACGAATGCCTTCGTTTGCTATTGTGCGTTCACGTACACAGTAACTACAACCACACAATTCGCCACGAGCTGCTTTAGCATCGCACCAGCGTTGAGCTCTTTCAGCCTTACGAATTTTGATAATTCGACCCATTAGTTTTCACCTCCTTTGTTTTTGTTACGGCTTGTTTACTCATCATATCTCCCACAGTAGTCACAGGTAGGTTCTGTGCATTTCTCAAGGCTGTTTACATTGCCCTCTAATTCTTCATACATCATTGTCCAAAACATAGCTGCATTTTTTGCACCATCGTTTCTAGGTACATCTGGTCCAATTGGACATTCAAAGTATTGACAATGATTGTCAGTGTCTGTAAATCTGTATCCTTCTGGAGCATCCCATTCGCATTTTGCTTCTCCCCAATATCTGTCTACATCTCCGTTGATAGTGACACCATGTTTTTTGGCTAATGCAAATACCTGTGATTTTGTTTTACTCATTTATTGTACCTCTAATTGACCGTACATCAAATTCATGTGTGCAGGCTTGTAAATCAAGTTTGAGCTGTCTAAAGATGCAACATAGTATGCTAAAACATCAGAGTTGCCTGAAGATGGAACGTTGCCGTTTTTCATTACTTTTTGGAAAGTGATTGTGTTCTTTCCAGTTTTTACTATGATTGCCCAAAACTTTTTGCTTGAACCGTTTGCGTCTACAAATTTTGAAACATAGACGTATGGGTTTCCGTTTTTGCTTGTTTGATACATTGTTGAGTTCTGTTTACTCATACTATCCCAGTTACTAGGGTTATATAAAGACTTTCGCTGCAATTTGTGCTTAAAATCGCAAAATCTTGCTTTGTGTAGGTTTATAGAACCCTACGATAGGTTCTGGATAAAGAACTCAGCAACCCTACGTCTGTTGTTCTCAAAAGCTGGTCTCATGAATGGTTTTGGACCGCCATTGGGACCGCTGCCTTCTGGTGAACCATATTCTACAAATGGCGCATACTCTACATTCGTACCAATTACTTTTACCAGAAACTCTCTTTTGACGTTAATAGAGGCACGCAAACGGCCTGTATCTACTGGGACAATACGTTGGGCCTCCAAAGACATTGCGTCTGCTGTATCATCCAATGCTGCATCCATAACATCTGGTCTCTTTTCTGCAAGCTCTTGAATCAAAGATTTGAACTTCTCTCCGCCCTTAATTTTGATCCCCATCAGTATCCTAGAACTTCATCTACTGTGGCATCGCCATACTTCTCTTTCCACTTCTTCTTGATTACCTTTTCGCCTTGTTTATACATCGCCATTCGTCTTGCTCTGTTAGCCATCTTACGGGCTACTCTGTCGCCTTGTTTCCATGACAACTCATTTGTGCAAGCCTGACAAAATCCACTACTTAGGATATGTACAGACATCGGGCCTAATCTACATTTCTTACAACTACTCATCTCTTACCTCTTTTGAAAAACACTTGCATCCATCATGGTCAATACCTGTCCAACCACAATAACAAGGTTCACAATCTTC